TCAATCATGGCATTTTTGGTATTTTAAAAAATCTTGCCATACTACTGCATCCATCAATTCCTGTCTCAAACAATTATTAAATAGAAAAACTGGAGTTGTATCTGGAAATCTTAGAGACATTCTATATTTCTGTTTATTGAACTCCGGACTAAATAGATGTTTTTTTATATGTATTCTGGCTAGATCACGTGCATCCATCTCTACTAACACCTCACATGTTTGCATCATTTTTGTTTTCATTCTTCGTATCTAAACATAAGCGCACATAAATGTGCAACTATTTTTCTCATTCCTCCTCTCTCTTTTTTAGCATTCCAGCTTTTATTAAGTCATATAAAATATCAATAGCTGTGCGGTGGTCTCGATATCTGCAGTTAGGCCTATCATGTATCCTTAAATCATCTTTTCGCCACTCTTCAACCATGAAACATTTTGGACTGACGAAAATAAACTTGCAGCCTCTCGCAACACATAAATAATAGCATTGCAAACCTTTAGGAAGTCCCCGGCACGGCTTAAATCCGAATTTTTCAAACTCTTTCATGTCTACGTTTGGTATTAACATTCATCCACCTCATCTAATCATCATCTTCCATAAACGCAAACAGTCGTTTAATTGGGATAGTATGTGTGCCATTTGCATAATGAACATGCCCTGGCTGTTTGTCGTAATCGGTTATTTCAAAATTTACCCAATCTTGTAAATTGTTTGGGTGCAAAATGTAAGAACTATAAGCATAGTCTGGTGCTCTATTGCGGGAACTATCGAATCTTGCACGTGTACAATCATCATAATAAACTGTTACAACTTCATCTCCAGATATTACTTGCACAAATATATCTTTTATTACTTTATCACCTGTATCAACTTCTGTGGCGCACCCATTAAAATCATAAATATTAAACTTCATTTATCCCTCCCATTCCGGACATATCATCTTATCATCTACAAAATCTCCGCACTGGTCGCTTCTTGAGCAAACGCACACTCCTGCATGTACAAAGTGCTCTTTATACCATTCGCAATTTTTACACGTTTTACTGCTATTCTTTTCCGCCTTAATCCTTCTCATCTGCCTTTTCAGCTTCTTATCGACTATAAGCGACACGGTCGTCTTGTCGCTTTCGTCATCAAGCAACTGTGTAAGCATAATGTGCACATCTGCAATCTCTTCAAGTACCGCCCTCGAGTGGCTTTCTTTGCCTGCAAGGATATCTTTTTGCAGTGCCACGATAAGCTCTGCAAGTTCCTCGATTGCCTTCGCTTTTTGATGCATGATGCCGTAATGGTTTAATATCTGCCTTGCTAAATCTTTAATCACGCTCACCACCTCACTTTAGCAACCTGTCCATTTCTTCATACTACTTTCATCCTTCTATTTATTGATTTGATGCTATCTATATCATCCAGTTCAAATATTGGCATTTTCATTTCAAGTGCCAACGTTCGTTCTTTCCTTGCTCCTTTTGATTTCTCCCAACCAGGTAGCATTACCATTACATTTGACATACCAACCAATGAATAACATAATTCCATAAATTCTTTATGTGTTCCATTTGGTAGAATGTCTTCTAGCCTCATAGGACTAACTATCACAGAACCTTTAATATGTGACCTTACTGTATTTTCAGCTCTCAAAAAATTCAAACGATAATTTTTTTCATTTGTAATAGGTCCGGATAAATATATTCTCATTCTTACTCCTTATCTATATTTGTAAAGTCGAAAGACATTTGACCTTCTACATTCTTATCCTCTATCCACCATCGGAATACAGCTTCTCCGTCTTTCCAAGCACCTGTAGTATCATCTTTACCTTTTTGCTTTCTTACTTCTAACATTTTTTCAAAAGCTTTTATATATCGCTTTCTATAAGAAGGAAAAGTAATCATATCTCTTTGTTTTTCACTTCTTTTTGCCAGAGGACATAATATGCAGCCGACTCTTTTATAACCCATATCATATAATTCATTATAAACAATATTATTCTCACGAATATAATCCCAAATATCAATATCACTCCACTCATATATTGGATTAACTATTATAGTCTTGTTTTTTCTGGCAGTAGTAACAATGGTACAGTCCCATACTTCATCTTGGTTTTTGGCATCCTTAAAAACTTCTTCAACATGTTCTTTACTAAAATATTTAGCTTTACTCATATTACCATTTCCCCATGTTGAAAATACTTCTCTATTTTGCCTTTTCCTTGATTCCGCCGCTCTTACTCCTAGAGCTATTACTCTATTTTTTTCTGTGCTTTCCTTAAATATGCTACAACAATATCTAACTAACCTAGTTGGTGGAATACCCTTTTTTACAATTAAATCAAACATATTTATAGGTTCACCTTTAAATCGTGGTAACCTTTTATATGTAGTTATACCTTGCTCCTTCAGCCTTGCAAAAACTTTGTTCACATGCTTATTCGTTTGTGGTGCATCCACAGTAGTGACGCTGTGGGATACTTCAAATTTTATCCCGGACTTCAATGCTAAATCTAATAGAACGTCACTGTCTTTACCGCCACTGTATGTAACTACAAGTGGTTTATCATAAAAATCATTTGCTATCTTTTCAGCTATCCTTAATGATTCAATCGCCTTTTCTATCTTAGAACTATTAACCAATGAAATATAACCTCATTCTTTCGCTGTCTTATTTAGCCTTGAAATGCATTTTTTTCAAATATATTTCAAGGCGTTTTAAATCTATTTACATACTGCTATATAAAATCCACCATGCTTTTTAATCACCTTATCTATCACCTCTACAGGTGTGTATGGATAAATAGTCTTTGTAGGATCTGCGTCCTCTTCTTCTATGTATGGTATAAGCAAGTCTTCTTTTTTTGTAGGATACCCCACCTCGCAAGATGTATAACATATGTCATCTCCATCAATTCTAGGATTGCTATAATAGGTTGACCCTACCTGCACAGAAAACTCAAAACCGTCTTTACACTTTACAACCGGTCTGATATCTGAGAATCCAAATTTATTTCTATATGTGCTACATAAAAAATCATTTATAGAACTATATCCTCTGTAAACTCTGACATCCTCTATCTGACCTTTGAAACAGCATCCACAAAAACTATATATACCTTTCATATTCGTGGAAACAAATGTTAGATATACTCCTTCATACCTATTTTTCTTCTCATTAAAAGCTGTCATTATCTCTCCACCTGCCTGTAAGTATCCATTTATTGCTGTTATAGGTGGCAATATATTTAAGAAATAATCATATACATCCTCACTTACATAATCTCCTCTATTACAGTAGTCTGTAAAATCTTTTCCATCTTGAAATTCTTTCCACCCATCCATAGACTTAACATCAAGTGTAACTAAACCAATAGTAATATTATTACCTTCCATATACATTCCCTTACTTATTATCTATACAGGACTGTTATATTCATTAGTGTAAACAGCCCTGTTCAATATCAATGTTACATTTCTCGCATTATGCGATACTATCTAATGCATTTATCTCCTTTACAACTACAGGCAATACTCTCTTTGCATTATCTGTAAGTTGCCTTTGCCAACTTTTATTGCTCGGAGACCACCTAAACGCATGCTTCTTTAAAATAGATCTAACCTCATCATTTGGTTTTCCATCAAAGATAAGTTGCAACCTCATAAGGTCCGTATTTTCAACAACTCTAAAAAACTCACATTCTACTTCCTTATTGCCATCAGCCTTTACTGCCTTAAGCTTTTCTATCCTTGCCTCTACTCTTTTTATATTTGCATTGTTATTTTGCAATGTAAAACTTTGGAATCCAACTCTTCCGGCGAAATCCGGCTTTCTTAGTTCTTCTATTTCATCATCCGAATACCCCATATCTCTTAAATCCTCATCACCCTCTGCAATATCCTTCTTCTTTACGGCTTTATTTACAGCCTTCATGCGTTCTTGTCTTTCCTTTAAGTCCTCCAACTTCTCTTCAAGAAGCTCAATAGCTTGTTCGTCATTTGACAAAATCGGCTGACTCATAGTTAATAGGCCTTCAATCTTTCTTGCATAGCTTTCAAGGTAATTCCATTCATTTATCAATGTCTCACGCCTTGCATTCTGCTTCTTCTTTTTTCCTACTGGAAAATTACCGGCTCCGGATATCATCACAGATGGGCAACTTGCTTCATTTCTGTAGTAGCTGTTATAATACTCTGCCAACTTCCTACTGTATCTTGCTGCCATTCCTTGTGCTCTCTCATAAAGTTTAGGCTTCTTTTCACCAATCTCCTTTACAATCTCATACACATTTCTAACTTGCTCCTGATAACTTTCAGTAGCACTCCCGGCTCTGTAACTTCTCATTGAGTTAATATCATTTGCTACTTGTGCTGTGCCTTCATTTATTGAATAAAATATTGTTTCCATCATTCCTTCTCCTTTGTTTAAACCCCTGTTATAATCACTTCCAACTCACTGTATCCAAAACACTGTACCTGGCACTTGGCTCTACTCTTACATAACATTTCTGCCTTTTGTCATATCTGTATGGATAAACAGTTCTGCAATTAGAACCCTCTCCAATTGTGCCCCTTATGAGCCTCCCATTTTCAACATAGAATGATAGGCCTTCTTCCTTTGCATCATGCCAACCATCTCTATATATGTTTCTATCCATCTTTACCCTCCTTAATATGATTTGTTTTTTATTACACTGCATACGATAACATAACCTATATTCGTGTCAAGTATTTTCCAATTTATTTATTGGAATTTTCTTAATTATTGGTGGCAAAAAATGCAGGCTATAAAATCGTAACCTGCATTAAAATACAAACCTTATGCAGCAATAATTATCTATCTATATTGCTAACAGTTGCACCTACCTCTAAACCTACAACCCTTTTATATGACATTTCATATTCACCATTATATTTACGCAGCTCCCATCCAGGTAGTCCTTCACCTTCAAGGCTCACATATCCATCACCACTTGAATAAACTCTAATAGATCCAATAACTCCATTTTTTCTGGCGACTTCAAATAATTGCTCTAAAACCGGAATTACCTCCATACTAAAAGCTTTCATCTGCTCTTCTGAAAATCTAACATCTGACATTTTTATATCCTCCTAATATTTACTAAGGCTTTCATTAGCCTATATTTACTATCCTTCCTTCACTGTCGAACCATATATTCATATCATTGCAATGCATTTCTATTACATCTTCAGGACACTCATCACATTCCACATCTATACCAGTAAGTCCTATTATTAAACCTCTAACATTTTCCCTTGCATTATCCTTAACCTTCAGTGAACGCTCTCCAAATATTGCCCCGTCTGCATTCCTGCATATCTCATCCCATGTCATATATCACCTCTATTCACATATTTCCTCCATTTTTTCTTCTAAGCTTTTTAGTCTCTCGAGAAACTCTTTCATATAACAATTATCCATATCTAAACTATGCTTTAATTATTTTTGTTTTACTATATACACTATAGCATATGGCTACTCATATCCAAGTATTTATTTGGAATATTCCATTATTTTTTAATATACTCTATTAGGCAATAGCCTGTTTTAGATGCTCTAAACACATCCTGTAACCTGCCAAAAAACCTGATACCTCATACTCTACCGATACATCCATCATCTTATCGTATAACCTATTCTGGACATTTATATCATTTGGGAACATCCTAGATACCATACTGTCATATGCCTCTGCCTCATCACAGGCTATATCAGTGTGCCTCTCTTTACACTGCGTGCTGTCCACATAATCCTTAAAATACTGCGATAATTGCTCATCTGATATACTATTTACAATACTTTTCACTGCCTTGATATATTTCATTTCCTGAATCTCCTTTAATACCATTTCTTTTAATATCATTTAAAATTACCCTCATATTGCTTTTATATCGCTTTACCTTAAGCCTCTGCACATAATAGCCTAAACGTCTCTCTTCCTCGTGGTGTTATGAGCGTCTGAATCCCACTCCATCGGCTTTTTTCGTTGTAACTCTCCTTTACCGCGAACAATCCTTGACCTTTATTTGAGTATGGCATTAACTTTCCACGCTTATCCCTGTAAACATACTTATTGCTAATAAGGAAGTTCACAAAATCCTTTTGCCCAATACCTAACTCCTTTGCCGTTTCTCTAAAATTAGTCAGTAGATTTCTGTCTACTAATTCATCAAAATAATCCGCTTTGGGTTGTAACATCTGTTTTTCAACTATCAATGCAGAATTTTGAGCTGTCAATGTTTTTATCCTTGCCTCTCGTTCTTCAAGTGTCTTTTGTGCTACCTGTAAGGCTTTTGCCATCAACTCCTCCGGACTCATTTCAGACTGTCCGCTGATATAACCGCCGTGTTTACGGATTGAGGGTAGAACTTCATCAAATACCCATCGTTCAAACTTTTCTGCCGTTGGTAGTTTACTGCTCACAATAAGACGGTACAAATCTCCCTCGGGGATAAACACTGTTTCCTGTACTCGTCCTAGACTATCAGCGATGGGGGTACGTTTCATCCCGTCATCTCTACAATGCCTTGCAACCGCCTTGTGTGGCTCGCTGTATCCCAATGCTTTCGCCACATCTGAACCGCAGAAAAACGGCTTTCCCTCTATTTCTACTATTCTAATTTCTCCAAAATCATCACTACTAAATATTTCTAATTTTTCCATAAAAAAATACCTCCATTTAACAATTTTTGATTGCCTAAATTAGAGGTACAGTGCTATAATATTTATACCTCTTATTTGGGGGTAGAGATTCGTTAGTGCTTGGTCGTGCGGCGAATCTCTATTTTATTTTACTGTATTGTTCATCAATTCCGTCTCTTACAATTTTAGATTTACTTTTCCCAGTTTTAAGTGCTATCAATTCTAGTTTTTCAACCGTTTTTTTATCTATCCTAACTCTAAGCATAGTATCTTTAGGATTATCTGTAAGTTTGGAACCTTTTTCTACTGGCGACATATTGTTATCCTCCTTTCTTTGTCGCTACGATTATTATACAACTTTGTAGCTACAAAATCAAGCTTTTTCAAACCATGGATCTCGGTCAATATCTAAAGTTCTAACCTCTCCAAACCCCTCTTTTTTAAAAATTTTCAACTCATTCATTTTTTCCGGCTCCTTTATATTCCATCTTTACAATTTCTCTCATCTTATCGAATATAAAAACTTATCTGCTATTTCTTCCAATTCCGGGAAGTAAGACACTAGATCCATCATGAATTTGGGATATCCTCCAACTTCCTGATAGTATATTTCCTTTGCCAGCTCCAAATCGTACTGTTCTGAACACTTTTTTAATATTGAATGATATATCGTACTATGACTAACCTCATACTCTTCACATGCTTTCCATATCCTTTTTTTATTCTTTTCGTACCAATCGTTTTCCAATGCTGTAACTCTTTGTGGTAGCTTTGTCTTTGCACTTTTACTTTTTGTCAGTACCTGTATCTCAGCTGATAGAACCGAACCATTTTTCATATCCTGTATCAGCTTCTCCATGTTGTTCAGCCGTGCCTCAATATTTGATAATTGACTTATCTGATTTCCCACCGAATAGCTTCCAGTTTTCCTGATTGCCGGGAGTACCTCGGTAGTTACCCATCTTTTAAACTTCTTGGCGTTCGGTAACTTACTTGACAGGATAAGGCTGTATAAGCCGCTTTCATTAATGATAGTCATTCCTCTTGCCGTTTTAAAACTGTTGTTTTGACAGTTTTGCTTATCCTCAATATCCACATGTTTTTTCAATGCTCCAAAACTATCAACATATCCCAATGCATCTACAACATCTTTCCCAACAAACCACGGCTCTCCGTCAATCTCCAAGGTCCTTACATTCCCCAGCTCTTCGTTGCTAAATACCTTTAATTCTTCCATTAAAAAAACTCCTTTCGTTTTTTGGCTTGCCGAAAAGAGCTTTCTGTAGTACTATATTTACAGAAGCTCGATTCATTAAAGAAGCTTTAAAAAGCCTCTTTTGTTTTGAGTTTTGGGTGAAACAGTCACGGTACTTTGGTCGGTGTAGTGACTGTTTCTATTTTTTTATATCGTCCTTTAACTTTCTAATTCCTCTCCTGATAGCCTCAGTTTTTGGAATATTCTCCTGTTTACAATAACAATCAATTATTTCTCTATCCTCTTTGGACAGCCTTAAATGTATTGACTCTGTTTTGGGATTATCCAACTTAGGACGCCCAATGCGTGGATTCATTTTAATCACCTCGCTTTCTAAACCACAATTATACTATACTTTTTGTGGTTCAATAAGTCAAGTGTTTTATAAAACTTGACCAGTTTAAAGGTGTTTTTTATTTTGTTTCATTTAGAAACCTATTTATGGCAATTCTAGCAGTCTCTGCCTTTGTTATTGAATTCTCCTTCGCATATTGTTCTAATTTTTCATTAGTCTCCCTATCAACACGAACTTTCAAATCAATATCCTTCTTCTTGCCAATTATAGGTCTTCCTATTTTGGGACTCATACTTCATCACCTCCCTTATGAGTACCATAACTATATGGTATACTTTGTGAACTCATAAGTCAAGTATTTTATAAAATGTTTTATTTATTTTCGGTCTGCTCCCTAAGTAGTGCTACTGCTTTCAATACCATGTTAGTCTTAGTCATTGATAGCTTTTTAGCTAAATCATCAATCTCTTTCATTTCGTCAGCTGTCATTCTTAGAGATAACCTCAAATTTCTTGGGTTGTCCGTTGGTCTGCCCATTTTCTTCTCTTCTACTTTAATCACTTCCTTTCCCTTGCCTTACATTGCACTATGTGCTATTATTCTTATGCATCCGGAGGTAGTGGCAAGTACCACCTCCAGATTGCTTGCTTGAGAAGCCTTACATGAATAGGGCTTCTTTTTTAATCCTCAATAGTCTTCTGAAGATTGTCTACAACTTTTTCAAGTCTTTCCTGCTTCTTAGCCTCATCTTTTTCCTCAATGGCTTCTTTAATGTCATCAAGTAAAAGTCTAATAAAACCGTTAAACTGCTTGTCAGTCATTCCCATGCTCTCCATAGGACCTCCTTTCTTCATGGTCAGCACAATGTACTGTCTTGCCTACCTATTCGTTAAATAAATATTATTTAACTATCTTTATCTTAACATATGGCTACCCGTAAGTCAATTTATTTATGTATTTTCCAGGAAATTATTTTTCTATTGTGTACTGCGATTTTTAACAAATATCACAAACTTTTATAACTCATCTAAAGCCTTCTTTAAGTCTTTTTTATGCTTAGTGGTATAAATGTAAGGGTAGACCAGTAAAATGCCTCCTGCAAGCTGTAGGCTTTAAATATGGCTATATAAATTCTTATCAGTTATATCCTTGTTGGATTAAACTCCACTTTTGCTTATCTAGGTCATTTTATATTTGAACAGGGTCAAAATCGGGTCAAATCTGGGTCATTTGGGTCAATTGGGTCAAATTTGGGTCAAAACAGGGTCATTTGGGTCAAAATCGGGTCAAATTTGGGTCAAAAGTCAGGTCATTTGGGTCAATGTATTAGATATTCAATTTAATTTGATATAATTGTGTCTATTACTATTATTGTCTTGAAATGTAGTAAATATAAGGGTTTGGAGCTATTTCATCAAAAATATTTTGTTAGGTTTCCTGTTAGATTTCTAACAAGATTTCTTGTTAGGTTTCTTTACCAGAGATTAGAGATTAGATATTAGATAATAGATATAATATATATGGTCATTTAAGCGTAATTTTTGCAATAAAAAAGAGCCTCCCATATATTCATAGGAGGCGGTTCCACATAAAACTCTTAAATAAAAGTTTGCTATTATTTTAATCAATATCGCATTTAATGTTATTTGATATAGATTTAGTTGAATATTTAATTTAAAAGCCTGCCTGTGGCTATAGATTGATTGTACGACATATATATACAGTATTCATTATTAAATTTGATTGCCATTAGCTTTTTCCGAATCTTTTCTCAATACATCAATAGCCTTTGCAATCACAGATGGTACAGGCACACCCATTAGGCCTGCGTTTTCAATAATTGAAATGCATTCATTTGCTATAAAAGCTATAATAACTGCATCCTTAATATATGTGGTTTTCATCACCACATCAAGCCTTACAGCAACTAAAACTATAAGTAGTGCAACGCCTTTGCGGCATAAACCTTTAAATCCCGCTCTTGACTCAAGCGCACCATTCTCACTTTTCTTGCTTTTCTTAAATATGCCTGCGACTGCAAGACCTGTCACATAATCTACTGCCATAAATACAATCAGAGTGATTAAAGCCTCACTCCATCCGCCGAAAGCCATTGCTACAAATCCTCCTACTGCTCCAATCATCGAATACAAAATATTTGCTCTCATTTTAACCTTCCTTTCTACTCTGCTAAATCGTAATTTTTCAAATCAGGCTTAGATGTATCATACTCTTTCTGATACTTGCCATCAGCGTCAACCCAATAATACAGATCCTTACCATCCGCTTTTATATATGCATTTATTGCCATAACTCCTGATTTCGTAAGATAAAAAGACATTTCATCTACATTTATCCACTGTCCTGAGAGCATGGCTCCGTCGGCAGGATTCATATAGTACCAGTCGTCACCTTGCTTAAACCAGCCCTTAATCATATAGCCTTTTTGGTCGAATACATACCACCTGTCGTCTATATATGCCCACCTGCCTGCTATGCGACTGTGTGGCGTGTCGGCATACCACCACTGGCCGTCTTTGTCTACATTCCAGCCAAGAGGATACTCTACCTGCACAGACTTAGTCTTCTCTGCTTTTCTGCCATTTTCAAGTGCTATAGCCGTGTGATGGAACTCATACAGAAGTATATCCCCCCTTTTAAGGTATTCATCTGATATTAAATACTTAGGAGATGATAACAGTTCAAATTCTCCTGTGCGTAAAAGTGCATTAGCCTCATTACCTGTATAAATATCTCCCGATACACTTATCCCAGCATAATTTACGCATACAGCCACTAAGGCACTGCAGTCGGTTTCACACGGTGTTTTTACATCCTCTATCTTCCAGCCGTTGACCTTTGCAAGGCTATATAGAGTGGTTCTTTGATTTTGGTCGTATCCTATATTATTATTCTTACAGGCTTTTTCCATGGCTACTGCTATCTTTTCCGCCTTATCAGGATTTTTAGGTCTAAGCACCTTATTCCAAGGCCTGTTATACCACTCCCTAATTGCAACTTCTTTGCCATCCTGATCTCCTGCAATTCCGCCACTGTATCGCATTCTTTCGTCTCTGCTTGCTTGTCCTATTTTAATCATATTCTTTCCTTTCTCGAATTAAAAAAGAGGGAACAACTCCCCTCTTTCTGTTATTAAAATATCTTTTTTTGTTATCAAGTTACATCATCAGATACTCATCTGTATTCATAAACTCTTCTACTGCTGTTCTGTACTTCTCCGGCACTTCGTCAAGTGCCATAAGGCCGTGTTTAATCCTTGATGCATAGAATCTAACATATACTTTTATTTTCTTCTTACTCATTGTCTTCTTCCTCCTCTTCACTGTTCATCAGTTCAAGCATCATGTTTGACAAGGCATCTATACGACCTGTAAGTGTCGCCTCCACCTGTTCTACCTTGTCCATAGACCTAAACATGAGTAAAGCCTGTATCTGAGTAATGGCTCCCATTGCATCTTTAATAAAATTGATTGTGATACCTTGCAATTTAAGTCCTGTTATAGTCTCCTCACTGCCATCACTTTGTACTGTCATGATTACAGTATTTGCATCAGTCAACTCGTCCTTAAGCTCGTCAAGCTTTGCAAAATTATCTATCACAGTGACAAATGTATCACCGTAGTGTGTTGAGAGTTCTATCTCTGTCTTGTCCTTCAATATCAATTTACTCATTCTTTCACCTCTTTTTAATTTATCAATTCTATATGGTTAATTATTACTTCAGCATATACACTACCATTTGCGTACTCATGCTCAATATTCCCAAGCATAATGTATACAAAGTGATGACCTTGACTTGCTGAAACATCTAATGTCAAATACTGCTGTGCTTGGTCGCTTTGATTTCCTGCGCCCACTCTAGTAGATGTCATCCAATACAATATTTCATTAGAACGTTGTCCCATATCCTTTAAAATCGTATCGCTTTCATTGCTGTAAGACTCACCTCCTGCCTGGCTTATCGGAGTTACACCAACCTCTAGTGTAACTCTTGCAGGCTGTGAAGACGTACCATCCCCTCTAAAAATCAAAAATTTAAATCCAACTTTCAGTTGCCTAAAAGGAGTAAGATTTATAGACCTTGATAGTACAAATCCGACATCAGGTGCGGATTTAAAACTAGTACTGTAGCCATATCCATTTGTAAGCTTTAGTCCACCATCTACTATTCCTTTGTATCCATTACTACTGTTTTTCAGGTTTAGATATCTGCCAATTCCTCTTAATATAAATCCCTTATTTGCCACCCCTGATGCAAGTCTACCATCAAAGGTGGCACCATTAAAAACCGATCCACCTGCTCCATAATCAACCATAGTGCCAACTACACCATTGACATTAACATTTTGCCTTACATTCCACGGTTGCAAATTTGGGGACGGCAAGGCTACATAATTTGCTCCTTGTATAAAAGCCCCATTTTTTATTCCGACCACTATACATCTACCTACGTTAGGCAAATCGTAAGCAAACCCCTGCCCAGAATGACTGGAATTTGCAATGATTACATCACCATGACTAGCAATCCATCTTGGAATTGTTCCGGCAAATTTTACACCGTATTGGCTTGTGGCGGTTTGCCATTCTAATACCGAATCTGCCTGAGCGGTTCCTAAATTATTTGCATCTATGCAGACATGCGGATGCCCGTCATTTCTACTGTAGTATGCATTTCCATGCGGTAGGTCGATATAAAGCACCGGATTGTTTACATCCGACCAGTTATCAATTCCAAACGCAGCGGATTTATTGATTCTATAGTTGCTGTCCTGAGTGTTGACCATTTTAACTTGACCTTGCTCATTACAAGTAGTTGTATCTGATAAGGTCTTTTCGGGGTGGTAATTCACTGCACTTTTAACCAAAGCTGTTGGAGCAATAATATATGGCTTATACTCTCCACCTTTGTGATAGTATCCCTCTTCAATCCTTACTACATAGCCACCTTCTTGCGGATACAGCCACATTTCACTGCTATCAGGACCATGATATCCTTTAACAGGTATTGTGCCTCTTACTCCTGCTACTGTAAGTGTATCCAGCATTTTACTAGCATCAATGTGTATCCCGTTTGCCAAAACAGCATAAGGTATGGCAACATAGGGTTTCCATTGGTCTACTTGTGCATAAAAGCCTTGTTCCATTCTAGCAACATATTTACTTTCCCAATAAGCATCTAAAAACTCTACAGTATCCATTCCATTTCCACGGTTGACCATCGTGCCTTCGATAATTTCATCATCACTATCAGTAGTGACCGTCTTATAGCCCTGCAGCACTTGAGCCTTGCCGGCAGTAACATCATCTGATGATACTCCGCCTGTACCTCCTGCCATCAAAATTGCATCAGCCATATTACACCTCCTTTACTGCAAGATAAAAGCTTCTTTGAGGCTTCTTTCTATAGCAAATCAACTCTATATATCCGTCATATACTGCAACCTTATCAAGACAGCTATACGCTTTCCATAGGCCTTTTATAGTTGCTACATCTGATATTCCATCTTCAAGCTTATGACTTACAATAGGGGTCTCACTTGCTTTTATGTTTGGAATATCTATTCTTTGTTTAAAGATAGTATTACCTTCCCATTTTGTGGCAAGTACCTCAAATATAGTTGTAGTTCGGCTTTTGCTTAACTCCTTATCATTTCTTATTAAATCTTCCAAAACAGCATTAAATAAATCAGCGTGAGCCCTGTCAGTAGTTTTGAATCTACGTATATCGTCTGTTTTAATATTAACCATTACACCACCTCCTAGAAAGTATCATAGATATCAAACGTCATTTCTATATCTGCATCTTTCTGTTTAGCAGAAAATGTCTTGATACATACAATATCTCCGTCACTATCTACCAAAGCCAATTCACTTATCTTTTCTCCAACACATTCATTATTCCTTATTGTACCTGTATATTTCATAGTCTTATTGTTATCAAAAGAATGTGAATCAAGGGCTTTTCTAAGAACCTCATGCACTAAACTTGTAGCATTTTCATTAGGCTCTATAGCTTCACCTCCGGTAGATACTCCTCCAGTACCAAACGCCATATGAGTAACGGTAGGAAATGGAATGTCCCCACTTCTAGCTCTAAGCAATTTCAGTTTCGCCTGATTTAGAATAACTGCATTTGCCATGTTTATAACCTCTCTTTCCAGATTTTGCTATCTAATAGTCTATTACCATCAAGAACGACCTCTCCGTTCAATGTCCAAGGGTCTTTATCTATTGTTATGTAACCCATATAACAATTATCTTGTATAAGCCTTATTTTACTTCCTATAGCAAGCTTTGTTTCTTTTTCTATGAATATATGTGTTTTACCATTTGAAACGCTCCTCTGGGCTATAGGCAATGTTATTCCAAGCTTTAGTTTGTTTACTTTGAATATTTCCAAGAACATTAAATAAAAAAGGTCATCATATACAGATTCATAGACAAGACTAACTCCTCCAGGCTTTATATTTAATGTCTTCAAAAAACTTGTATATCCAGCATCTATATCTTGTTTCGGCATAGTCAGAAAAATAGTTGCAGGTCTTTCAGGCTTTTCACGATAGTAAACAGGTGATGATGTACCCCATATAAGCTGTAACCCATTTATAATGTCATAATATGTACATGAGTTGGTATTCCTAAGCTTTTTATATGTGAGAATACGTCTATAAATATCATCAGACGCAAGCGGCGTATTAACATCAACTCCTGCAAAACTTGCAGCTTCAACTCTTGACATAGCAACTATACTACCTGCCATATCCAAGTTCTTACCTTCGGCAACATCTATATCAGTTTTTATATCAAGCTCTTTAAAAACATTTAAGACATCTTCAAGTTGCCTTGAAAATGCCTTAATCAATATCTCTATATTATTTTTATCTTGAAATTGTGAAGGTAAATCGCACATCCAATCATTATAAATTTTCATCACAACTTACCTCTATTCTATCTTCACCAAGAATTATTTTTTGCCTTGTATTAACAATAACATTTTTTGCTATGTAATCAGATCCATTTGGTACATGTGATAAGTCATCACTATATGCACTTTGAATATCTACATAGGTTAATCCAGGTATAGCCTCATATAGGCTTTCTATCAAAGTCTGAATAAGCAAACTCTTTCCTGTACTTATTTTCTTGTTATTTTCAACAATCAAAGAGCTAACCATCTTCTTATAGTTATCAGGCAAGCTACTTCTCTTGCAATGTAATACAATTTCTAGCCATACATAAATGTAAGTAGGCCTATTGAATTTAATAGGTATTGAGTCACCATATTTTCCCGGCACATTAACTACAACACTTCCATATGTCTGAATACCCCCGGCTTTTTTCCTTAAGATAGCATTAGCAATATCCGAATCATCTCCACCTTCTACAACAAATTCAATACTATGCGGTGGCATCTGCCTATCATTAATAAAGTCTGTATCATTCTCAAATCCAGAAACCGTTTCTATGCCTCGAACACTGTTTAAAATTTCAGAAATTACACTATCAATCATTGTATCTGAGCGTAACGCCGACTTAGCTATATATGCCTGCCTCAGTTCAATATCGGTCTGAGTCTCTCGACCATAAACTGGTTTGAGCCTATTAGTAACGCTTGAAAAACCTGCAATATTATCTACAAGCTTTGTAATTACATTATTTGGTAGCTGTACCTTTCCATATTGTTCAGTTTCAAAATTAGCTATAGTAACGACATAATCTGTAGTCAAATTACTTGATAACACTAAATTTGAATTTCTTCCTGATAACTTGTCGGTTATTATTACTCCATCGCCATCTATAGAAGCATTAAAGTCACTGTTATTTAATGAATTAGCAATTCCGTTTATTAAGGCTACCTTATCATTAGAGTTGTTAGTGTAAATATATTCCCTACCATTGATAGTAATGCTATAGATTGCATTTTCAACTGCTACTACCTTTAATCTACAGCTGTTAAACTTACTCCTTGATATTTCAAAGTCATTAACTGCATAAAGCCTTGTTTCAGGGTTGGTATCAGTAGCTACCGGAGTGTGCATTCTCACTATTGTTCCATCAACTCCTTTGCAGTGTAGAGGATATATTGTTCTTGCTGCACGTTCTCTTCTAATGCCGCCATATTGTATAGCATTATCTAAGCTTACACCTGTAGCAGATGATGGATATTTTGCATAATAGCTATCCTGTGCTACTTCCCAAAGATTTGCTATCTGTCCTGCAAATGTAGTTACCAATACATCTAAAAAAGATGGCTTTGAAATTCTAGTATCAATTCCAAAACCATCTGACAATTCTTCATGAATCTCATCTAAAATTGTATCTAATCTTTTGATAACAAATCCATTATCTGTTAGACCATATTTTGCCATTTATCTCCACCTCCCCTCTTATAGTTTCTTCATCAGTAGATACTGTATAAAATATACTGCCTCGTCTATTTTTAGCATCTACCTTTATTTCTATATCGATTACGTCAACAACATCTTCTATCTCAAATATCTTTTCTCTAATGATACCTTCAATCATTTCAATATCCGGATTTTTTGTAAGCACATAGTCAAAATAATCTATGCCTTCCTCCTTATTCCATTTCCACTCACCTAATATCCATAATATTTTTACCTGAATTTTTTGCTTAATGGAATCGGTAAGGATAATATCTCCTGACTGAGAAATGAACAAATCTCCATTTCTTAATTCTATATCCATATGTGAATACTCCTATATGTTGTCAGCTTTTATATTGCCATTTATTTCAACATTTCCTTTGATTACCAATCCTTTTTTCGATATAGATAATGTTGTAGGACCTGAACTTATAATTACAGCCTTATCCTTTGTAGCCTGCTGCATGCTTTGTGAAGGAATCTTACACAATCCTAGTATTGCTACTGCACTTGTGAAATCAAATCTTAACGGAACAATAGTTTTTGCACCGTTCCTCCACTCATCTAGCTCAACTTCAGATATCAGCAACATGCAATCATCTCCTGCTAAAACGGGAAATGCAATCCCTACGCCAATGCTACTTGAATATGGAAACATAACAGGTACCTCGCTAATAGCAGGCATTTCTTTATATTCTCCATTAAACTTAAATCTGCCATAAGGCTTAACTGTTGCAGTTCCACTATTTACATTAAAATCTACTATCTTTCCAGGAATAGATGTATGAATATTTTCAATCTCAGCTCTAACAGTAGACTCAATCTCTTGTGCAAACTCTTGTAGCATTTTTCTCCTTTCACTGTATTGCTATAACCTGTGCCGTACACTTCCAGGCACCTTCCATATTGTCACCATCAAAGGTAACTTTTATAACCAGAAAGTCACCTGTTAGTGCTTTGCTTTCAATTCTTACAATATCGTTTATTCCTATAGCACCATTAAGCAAGTACTCAATCTCGTATCCTGTCTTTTTCTTTTCATCACTACTATCACCTGAACCTGACTCTAATGTTATCTTTTTAGGAACTCCTAATAATCCGCTTTCTGATGATAACAAATATGCACTACTTTGGATCTGCTTTGATGGTATCGTTATTTGCAATACTCCATTCTGAATCGTAAAGCTATGACCACATGCAGTAGTAATCTTATGCAATGCATTTTTTGCTGAGCCTATAAAGCTAAATCCGTTTGGGAAGTCAGGAAATTGCAAATACTCCGCGTATATAACTGATATACCCATTGTATCTGCAACTTCTTGATATAGGTCCTTGGTATTAACAATACCATTTTTAGATATGGATAAAAAAGTATCTGACAATTCAACCTTACCATCTACAACTTCTATCTCTGTCATTCTATCAGCATTATCAAGTGTTGTAATTGCTGATACAACACTTCCAACCAATATAATAGAACGATTATTACCATATCCGGCTTTTAATTCTAATATGCAATCTTTACCCTCAAGTACATTTAAACTTGAGGGTGATAGATTCCATATTTGCACCTTTCCGTTGTTTGGTGTTTCTGAATTGGATTTTTCGATACTAAACGATATATGTAGCACATCATTGTCTGAAACTTTATTGCCTATCTCAAATCCGTTTACACCTTTACTTCCACACACTATGCTATAAGTTCTTAAAAAGTTATTCATTCTAAGTCGCTCCTTGGTATATACACAAAGTCGGCAAGGCTATTAACAAAATCATTTCTTCCAATTTTGCCTAAATCAGATATGCATCCAAAATCACCATCAGGTAAGTCTATATTTGTATATGGAAAAAGCAATGGAAAGTTAGGCACGATTTTAATCATCGAAACCAACGGAAAACATTTTGAGTTATATATTCCAAAGTTCCAATAATCAAATGTCTCATTATATGTAAATCTAAGCTTATATTCTGTACCATCAATAGTTATATTTGATATACTATCGTTCATATCAGGAACACCTATATAAATCATATAAACTCCTTACTTTTTCTTTTTGAATAATCCACCTGCAATACCATACAATATTGAATGTCCTTTCTTTGACTCATTCTTTTGACTTGAATCTGCATTTCCGCCTCCACCTGACGCGGCAACACCTGCACTATTGTTAGCCTCTTCTTCTCCGCCTTTCTTCTTAGAAGACTTTGTATCTGATTTTCCTGCATTTGCCATACTTTGACCTGATTTCAACACATAATCAGGAATACTCGCAGTCTTGGTATTAGTAATTCTGACTTTTGTTGCAGTAATAGAAATTTCTCTTGCATATCCAAGCTCTTTCGATTTTTTTATGCTTATACTTGTAAGCCCCATATCTGTATATATAGTATCCGGAGTAACAATCTTTACAAGCTTCTTAGACAACCATAGCTTTTCTATCTGCTCACAAATCTTTTTAACTCTATCCATCGAATTACTATGCCTATACAGAAATGTGACCGGCGTATTGCTTATATATAAAGTCATCTGTATACCGATAGGCTCTAATACAATTGTATCAGAAATAGGGAAACCGCTTTCTACAGGATACTTAGTAATAGTTGCATTCAAATCCTTCTGCTCACTTAACATGGCATCAAATGTAATGCCGTCTATAGCTACAGGCTTCAATCTTTTTCTTATCATGCTATATTTATCCCCTTGAATAGGCAAGTGCTCTTGCCATGTATGTAGTGGCATCTGATGCAGATTTCTTCATTGCATTAGATACATTCCTTTGAGCTTCTATACTTCCTCCGGTATAACTATTATCAATGTTTACATTCTGTGTGATACTTGTAGACCTATTACCTATAGTGCTATTAGCAGCTGTTCCATAGCTGGCAGTCCTCAAATTCATCAACGAACTCATATCACTTGTGAGAGACTTGATCTCATCTATAACATTTTTTCTATTTGCTTTAATTCCCTGTGCTAATCCACCCATAAAGTCAGGCATCCATGTCTCATAATCTGTAAGCGGACCTTCATCAGGCACTGAGAAGTGAAGAAATGATTTTATGTTTCCTGCAACATTCTTTACTGCATCGGTAACCTTCCCCATAGCTCCTGTGATTCCGTTAGCTATGCCTTGAATCATGTCAATACCCCATTGTACTGCCTGAGAAGGTAAAGATTTGATAAAGTCAATTGCTGCTGTAAAACCATTGACTATAGCATCTTTAATGCTTCCAACTGTGCTTGTAATACCATTTAATATATTATTAAATGTATCAGATATAAAGGATCCTATAGCATCAAGAACACCTGATAAGAAGCTTGATATATTATTCCAAATACTTTCCCATATAGTGATTATAAGTCCTAATACCGTGGCAATTACGGTGTATAAAGCTCCTGTTGCTGCATGGATTATTCCGATTATCATATCCCATAATCCTGAGAATATTTCTTTTATAGCTTGCCATGCTCCACTCCAATTGCCTTGAAATACTGATGTAAGAAAGTTTAGAATGCCGTTCAATACTTGCATAAAACCATCTATAACAATTTTTAGTCCATCAAATATTATTTTAAATCCTGCTAATACCGTACTTCCCCAGTTATCCCAAAATGTCTTTATAAGTCCAAAAACAATCTCTATAATTGTAAGAATAATATTTATAGATGTATTCACTATTGTAAATAATCTATCAAATACAATTGATAAGAAGTCTAATATCTTTTGCCATGTGCTTAATATAGTATTTGACGAACTTTCCTGCGAATCAGCAATATCATCACTACTGTCACCAAATATTGTGCTTATGAGCTGTGAGATAAAAGTAAATATACCACCAAGGTAATCCATAACCAGATTCCAGTATCGTTCAAATGTAGCGTATATCTCTTCACCATGCTTTTCAAAGAAACCTTTAACAGTATCTATAAACATTCCGACTGCTTCTTTTATGGTATCGAATATGTTAAATAAAAACTCTTTTACCTTTCCGAAAGCATTGATTATATTCTGCCTTGCTTCATCTACATCTATACCTGCATTCTTGAAGATTTCTCCTATGACAGAATCATTTCCGAGCATAAACTGAATAAAGTCCTCCACAATAAGTGCGAGAACTACTATAACAGCAATTACACCTAAGACTTGTAGACTTGATGCCCCAAAGAACTTACCAATTCCTTGTATCAATTTGATAAACGCTTTAGCACCTTTTATTACTTTTCCCCAGTTCATAGCTATTAAAAATGCTCCTGCTATTATAGATAATAACTTAATAGCATTTTCCATGCCTCCAAGCCTATTTACTATAGTACCTACGACTCCTATGACTCTATCAATTCCACCCTTCATAGATGATGTAAATCTATCAATAGCCGGCTGTAGTATTTTTACAATGCTATGTATTTTATCAAATGTTTTTAGAATACGGTTATTTCCTTCTGCATCTAACAATATAGCCTTTGCAAATTTTGTTGCAGCCTTTACACCTTTAGTGACCCACTGAACAAATACTGCCATTACGGGAAGTAACTGTCCACCAATGAACTCTTTAAACTCTTCTTGTGCTGATTTTAAAGACCTCATAGATGACTCATAAGAACCCATACTTCTTACACAATCACCTACTGCATCAGGTGACTGTCTTAGAATAGCATTATAGTTTACCTGCATCTTATCAAGCTGAGACAGCTTTTCATAGCTTCCTTCCATGCCAAGTGCTTTCATTGTCTCTGCTCTAGTTACATCATTTAATACTGCACCTAATGTCTTTGCAGCTTCACTTTCTCCCATTACAGCCTTTGTCATGGCTTCAACTGCTACATCTTCATCTTGATTAGAAAAAGAAGCAATATCTAAAGCTAAAGAGGTCATCTCCTTAGATAAATTTGCTCCTTCTTCTCTTGTCATTCCAAAACCGACAAGTAGGTTCTGCTGATCTGCTAAATAAGCCTTAATTGCATTTTTATTTCTACCAACCGAATCAGCAAACTGAGTTGCCCAATTATCCATCTCGGTAGCCATGTCTCCGAATACAACATTGAACTTATTTTCCATCTCCTCAACATTAGATGCTGCTTCAATACAATCAGATACAAAAGAGCCTAATGAGTTAATAGAAAAAGCAATGAATATAGTTCCTAAGAGTTTTGTGGCCATATCCTTAAGTGATTTGATACTACTTTCTGCCTGTTGCTGAGAAGCTGAGTCTACTTCAAATCCAAAGGCAACGGATATATCCCTAATTGTCATTTAAGTCCTCCTCTCAATCTCTTCGGCTCTCCCTCTTTCAATATCTAATTGCATAGAATATAAGGAATATAATTTTAGCATTTCGTCAAGTGTGTAAACTTCTTTTAGTTCTGTCATTGATACAATGCCTGCTCTTATCAATACATAACCTCTAAGCTCTAACTCACCAAACTGTGAATAATCAAATTTGCCGAACTTTACAATTTCTTCCTCAGTTTCTTGATAGCCACCGGTTCGGCTTTCCCAGATAGGGTGGCTAATCTCTCGAAAAAACCATTAAAATTTAGCTTTATAACATAAACACATAGCACAAACATATCCTGTACATTTCCACAGAATACCTCATCTGCTAAATCTTTATTAAGCTTTTCCTGATGTGTTTTGCCATCATCGTCTTCATACTCAATTACAATATTTTCTCCAAGCAATAACTTACTCATAAGAGATTCCAGCTTATCACCATTGATTGCAGTTGAGCCTGATAATGCCTCTGCTGCTTTATTTACATCTACATCCATTAAATCCCCATTACCAACCAACGGTGCAATAACACCAATTAAAGGGGACAAGACAGATGCTAAGTCCCCTGTAATATTGGCTGCTTTAAATGCAGGAAATGGCTTAATGTAAAATGTGTTATCACCTATATTTACCTTTTGTGCCTCCATTTGCTTTAAAGCCATATATCAATCTCCTTACTTAAATTCACCTTCACCAACAACTATTTCCCACTCTCTATTGCTTTGTGCTTTTCCTCTTGCCCATGTAGCCGGCTTTGTTACCCATGCTACAGCACCAACAAATCTTTCTTCACCAATAATATCGTTGATAGAAACAGCAAATGTTCCGTTTCCATTCAGCTGGTCCTTATCATACATATCCTGCAAGAAATCATTTGTAGATGATGACTGCAACAATGCAATCTTTACCTTGTACATTCTGGAAGGATCTATACTTCTTGCTACCTCCCCATCTGCACCAACAACATACGATGTACCATCACCATCCGATTCAATGCTAATAAAACTATCATCCGCAAATCCACTTACTATATGCCTTCCAAGGGCACATGTTACCTTACGCGGATTGTATGTAGTTACTTTTGCCATAGTATTCTCCTTTCAATTAGAATGTCACATATCCTTCTATCTCTACTGCATGTATTGCCCCTGCAACCCTAGCAGACCATGTACAGTTAGATAGCTTTCTTGATTTCCTAACCTCTTCTGTTATTTCAGATGACCTTGGAACATTGACATGATAAGCCGGAATAGCATTTCCATCAGCATCAAACTCTGTGATTGAAATACCGCCAATATCCTGTGCCTTCTTGAGTGTTTCCTCAATTTTGCAAAGAACAAGATTTATACCATTGTCATTGAATGGAATCTTCTTGTTATCTTTAAACAGCTTAAATACATTGACCTGCATTTCGTTCTTCAGCCAATCTATGAATCTTATTACATCAATCCATTCTCCACTCAATGTTGCTCCACCGATGTTGAAATTAGAACCTGCATACCTCAATACCATTCCGACATGCTTCCCCTCTAAGTTTCTTTTCTGCTCATTAGTAAGCAACGATGGATATACACTATTTAATGCCTTTAAATGCCATGTTTCAGTTCCTGGATTATATGAAAAACACTTTGCCATCAATGCTAATGCAGCGTATCCATTTTCTTTAGGCTGATTTCCGGCATCAAATCCATCTGCAAGACCAGAATATATAGCAAATGTCCTATAATAATTGGTCTTCGTAATTGGAATAGTATCTATGTTGTCATACTCAAATCCAAATAACTTGTTATTTGATTCTGCCCAATCTGCAGCTTTATCAATATCTGCCTTATCCTTAAATCCGGTAATATGGAATCCGTAAAATCCTACCTGCGAACTTGCTCTATCAAGCGTAGCCTTCAAGTCTTCATTCAATGTATCTGTCTTTTTTCTAAGACAAACAAAAATTCTACTCGGTGATGGATTTTGTGAAAAACATACACTTGCAGCTATATAAGCTGCCTCTGTAGTCTTATATCCATATTCCAATAGCTCGTCTGCATTAGATATCTCAATTACAGTTTCTGTCATCTGCTTTCTTGACGAGGCACTGGCTTTTTCTACTACAATTAATATCTTGTCAAATGAAACATCACTTGTTGTGGGATTTGAAATCTCTATATTGCATTTGATAATGTCATCTAATAGATTATTCTTCACTATTGATTTCCTCCTTCATAATTAGTATCTTTAATATCTGCTTCTTCTATAATATCTGTTCTGGCCTTTGATATTTCAGCTGTTCCTCCTCCTGATGCATTTGGTAGCGTTCTTCCACCAACACCATATGGACCATTTGTATACTGTGTAAATGATACTGTAGCCTCTGCCATAGCCCTATACCTATACTTACTATCATTCTGTAATGCAGTTAAATCTCTTATAGGTGGCTCTAATGTTATGTCCAATCCATATGTTGCTAACTTATCTACTATCACATCAGACTCTATAAAACTAAAGTAATCAAACAAATCACTTGTAGCTGTATTTATATAATTTCCTGTGACACATCCAGCTACTGATATTGCTTTTCCTTTTGTATATAGATTTATTTCAAGTGTAGTACTACAGCTATACGCTCTCTCATCTCCATCTACTACTGGAAACAATGTCTTCCTTATTCCTCCAAGTTTTAGTGTTATGTATGGAGTCTCCGGCTTTGTATTAATCTGTTCTGCCCATATTACTTTAGCACCACAAAAAAATTCAGCTGTAATGTCATATATCATCGACTTAACATCTTCCAAGGTCATACATTATCCCTCCACAATAGGTTCTTCTTCATCCAAACATTGAACAAATGTAGCTGTATAGTGCCTAAGTGGTGTGTTTTCACTGAGTCTACTTGTTTGGCACTCAAACCATTTGCCTTGAAAAAATACTCTGTCAGCTTTTTGCTGTTTGCTTTGATCTTCAGCTAAAATTTCTAAGTCACAGAATACTTTAAGTCTCTGTATTGAATCTCTTCCGTCAGGTGTGGTATCTACCCTGTTCTCTAACGTCTGTATGTCCATTAGTAGCGTTAAATCGTTGTATGGTATAGAATAATACCCTTTATCAAATTTAGGCTTTAAATAGCGTCTCAGCGTGTATCTCTTTTTAAGAAAATTTATTAGTCACCACTTCCCTTCTCTTTAATTACATAATTAACAGACTGTCTCATCCTACCTGTGTCAATGAGTGGTTTAGAAGAACCTTTTTTTGCAATAGTATATGCCGAATTGGGTACAAAACTTCCATTAGTAATTTTCTCCTGTATTAGGTCTTTTTGAAAAATACCAATCTCTTTTAACACCTGTTCAGCTGATGCACCACCTACTATATCTGCTTTCTTACTCTTCAAGAAATTCTTTATCTTGTCCTCATTTTCATCTACACTCATACGCAAAAAGGGACGAGCCGGTGCACGCTCTGTCCCTAATTCATTCCACATGGCAATATCACAAATGTCTGTCCCGTCATCTTCTGTAGCTCCACCCTGCTGAAAACCGACACGAACTTGCAAAGAGCCTAGTTCTCTAAGCATTCTCTCAAATCTTCTTCCATCAGGTGTAACTGTATCTCTTACATTAGCACTCATATAGCTTCTCCTGCTGATACGATAGGAATAATTGCGTTTCTACGCAATGTTAAGAACTCCAAGCCATATACAGTTAATGCATACTCTGCATCAACCTGTAAATTTGTTTGCTGTCCAGTTGTATAACTGATCGAGGTTTCTCCTTCTGAATAAGACCCTACTCTCAAGGAATCTGCAATACTACCTGTTCCTGTATCCCCATATCCGTTCATTTTAAGTTTATGTGCTGTCAAATACGCCAATGCCTTTTGATATGATGCTCCGAACCTTTTTTCGCTTATCTGGTCAGAATACAACTTTATAAAAGATTTAACACCATATTGTGTAACTTTACCTTCATTGACTACATCATCATCAGGAAGGTTGCCAAACTCGGTAGCAACCATCCTGAATATTTCCAAGGCGTTCATATATAGACTCCTTTAAAAGGCTACTTGCTAAGAGCCGCCTTTACCTTCTTACGTACATCCGCTAAATCTTTACAGTCCGCCGGATTGATTCCAAGCTCTTTTGCTAAGGATGCTACATCCTCATCTGATGCATCCTTAAGGCTATCCAACTTAGTTTTCTTATCTGCATCTGACATTCCTTCTGCTTCTGCCGTTTCTGTCACAACCACTTCCGATGTAGGCTTTCCTGACATTGTAACAAGCCCCATTTCCTTATATATTTCAAGAATAGGACTTCTTTCAAATACTGCAGGTATTTCCTTTGTCTCTTCAGGAAGGATGATAACATCACCTACACCTATTATTTTTTCCGAAATATTCTTTAACTTTACTGCCATACGTTTCTCCTTCTATTTATGCTCCCACCGCTATTAACGCAGACAATGGATAGTAAATCATCATACCTGCAACTCTTTCCTCGCAAGGTACAATCACTTCAAGATTTCTATTCTGCAATGGATACTGATAGTATGGCATTGGAACTTCAAGTGACATCTTCTCCTCGGAATTTGTAAAGAGGAACATCACTCCCTTCTTATATGGGTTAGTCTCCTCTGAATCCGCCTCTAATTCCGGTGCTGCAATGATATTCTTAAGGTACGGTGCATTCTCCTTCAGGAATCTAAGTACCGTGTAGCCTGTATTTGGAATCTGACGTGTAGAGATATCAATAAATACACTATGAGGCAACATAAGAGTATCGGCTCTCTCCACTCCCTTGGTAATCTTAGACTGATAAGCAAACATGCCGTTGATATCATCTAATATCTGTGAAGCCGTCTTATGCTTGAAATCAGTATAATTGGTTCCACCTACTGCTACCTCACTGAGGGTAAAGAGTGGGATATTGTTTCCTGTAGACAATACTCCCATGATGTTATGGTCCTTGTCACCTGCAAATGCAATAACATTTGTCTTTCTGTCTGTTGCATATCTTGCCGCCTCTGCTCTACGTGTATCAAGTGACTTACCTGCCATACGGCTTGATCTCATATCCTGTACTGAATATCCATAAGATGTACCGATAGACTTAACATTTACTGTTGATGGTCTACCCTTCACATCAGCTCTTGGTAAGTCTGTAGCATAATTGCTTATGATAGATGCCATACCTGTCTTTTCATATGAATAGTATGTAGTTGTTTCTGCACCTTCCGGAACTTCATGTGTAACAGGGAAGTTATTCAATGCAGAAAACTCCGGATACAGCTTGTCATAAGACTTTGACTTGATGTAATCCAACTCTCTTGCAAAGAATACAGATGCATCTTCTGCACTATCGAATCTGCATAATCTATCCTCCCTAAGTGTAGGCATTAGATTTGATGCTTTTAAAGCATTGTAATCTGCCTTGTCATACCCACTTGATGGCATATCAGGATTATAATTTCTACTCATTAGTTTACCTCCTACAATTAAAGTACGATAACAGCAATGCCGTTATCTTTGTCTACAACATTTCCAAACTTTGCTCCGATGTCAACCGTTCCTGTTGAACTTGTGGTAAAGGTTCCGGCATCATCACCTGTAAGTGCTACATACGCTGTCTTTCCTGATTCAGGTGTAACTCCGTTTGCAAGTCTACCCCAGATGTTACCCTTCCTCATAACACTAAGGGCTGCTCCCTTTTTGATAATCACATTACCATCAGTGTCATGCTCTGTAGTCGCAATTGCAACGGTTACACCTTCAATCTTATCTGCTGTAACACCTGTTGTAGGAAGCTTTACTCCCTTACCTACATTTGTACCAACTGCTACCGCAAGCCCGAACTTCATCTTCTTGTCAGTCTCTTCATTTGACCTTGTAACTACCTCATCAAATGCAATATCAAATTTGCCCCCAGGTACACCCATAGGAGTGCCATAATTGTAATTGAGTTGTGCTGCCATTATTCATTACCTCCTGTTCTCTGAATCATTCTATTTCTTGCTGATAAAGCCATGCTTTCATTAGAATCTGCTCTTTTTCTCTTTGCCTGTGCTATCATCTGCTGCTTCTGATAAGCTACATTCTTTGACTTCTTTACCTCTCCAACTGCCAAATCATACATAGCATCTATATAAGCATCTGACTTTCCATCAACTCTCATTGTAGGCAAAACCTTTGCAATAATAGTCTTTTTAGCCTGCTTAATGCTCATGTTTTCAAGCCCGTCAAGGTTGAGCTTATCACCTACACGGCAGATATTTAATCGCTGTCTTATAATCTTATCTGCTGAATCCGCATTTGTATTCTTTGTGTTTGTAGTCTTTGACTCGGACTCGGAATTAGAATCACCTTCACCGTCATCTTCTTCATCCATGTTCTCTTCTTCAGTATCACTATCTGAGTTATTCTGCTTTTCAGCTAAAAGTTTCTCAATAGCAGCTAAAAGCATATCTATATCTGAATCCTGCTGAGTAATAACATCTTTAGCAACTCCTAAATCTGTTGGCTCATCTTCATCCTCTCTCTCAGACTTATGCTCCTTTACCATCTCAACAATAGCCTCCGGAGTAGTACCTTCGGTATCATCTTCATCCGATTTTACAGTTTCATCCTCATCAGGCTTTTCATTTGCCTCTACGTCATTCTCATCTTCAGTATTAACTTCAGCCTTCTTACTTGCCTTATAAGCCAATATGGCCTGCTGTAGCTCCTCCGGTGATAATGACTCATTAGAAATAGTGCCATTGTCTTTTCTCATTAACTTACCTCCTTTAAGTTCTTGTATATCTTTTTCATCAATGTTTAGCCTTGCTTGTTCACCTGCCCTTGCAGATGCAACAATAGCTAAATGATTAATGACAATGTTAGTTTGGATCGCATCATAATGCTCTCCATCATAAACCCCTGGCTCTTCAATTAAATCAAGGTTATATCCAAGGGATAGCTCTTTTAGACCACTATCCTTCATAGCATCTGTATCGTGTATGATAATCTCTGCACGAACATCATTACCATCTTGATAGCCTTCCGTAAGTATTGTGCCTACCTGTTCCTTATCAACATTGCTCTTGTCCACTACTCCTGCATCATGTGTGATAATAATAGGCTTACCTTTATATGTTTTTAATGAATCTTCATCAAATACATATTTAGGCAGTCTTAACTCTCTCCTAATACTTCCATCCGGATTGACATACTCAAAAATTCCACACGATGTAAGTATAGGATGGTCCACCAAATAACCTTCTTCTGTAAAGTATGTAGAGTCTTTCCTATCTAACCTAATACTATCTAGCCTTCTTACTCTCTTTAGAGTAGGTGAGTCTCTTGTCCCCATTTTTTTCACCTCCTTTCTTTTTGTTCATCTCTTCCTTGTACACCCTAGATATAGCTATTTCAGCTGTACTGTCTCTATAGCCTTCTTTGTTGCACATCATACTAGTTCCTTTCTTTGTGTATTAAAAAAGAACCTTGCCTTTGCAAAGTTCATTTTCTCTGTTATCGCTTTATTCATATGTTTGTCACTTTTCATTAACCATTTTCCCGACATCAGGAAAATGGACCATTTTGGTGACATCAACAAAATGGTTAAGTACATAGACTCAACTTTTTCTTTTTTTGAAACTGTTGAACTTGTAACTTTTTGTAACAAGTTGATACATTAAGCATTTTCCACTTTGGAAACATCTTAGTATATTGTTTTAATGTATAGTGAAATAATATTAAGCAAACTTTTTAAACAAACTAAATACTATTTAATGGTAACTTCTACACTATCATCTATAGGTAGATTGAGATTGCTGTTATTGAATACAGGTCTTCCAATGCACCTACATTGATAATCTTCTCCGGGATGACAAGCTCTTCCATCTGAGTTAAGTGGGGGATTATCCCAACTAAACTTCTTTCCATTTAAAGCCCTGTGACTTTCTCTAACCCTCTCGTCACCACAGGTACACCATATGTATTCAGTGATTCCTGCATCTATTTGTTGATGTCTCTGTATCTGTCCATTAAGCTTTGCAGTTTGGTCTCTAGCTATAAGCCTTGCATGTTTTAAGCTTACTTTATAGGCTCTCTGGATTTCTTTAAGCATCCTTGTTGTAGTCTTTCCACTTATATAGCCGTTATACACTATCTCTCTCATTTTAGCTAAAGAATCATTAGGAATTGTAGATATAAGGTCTACATTCTGTTTAGCCCAATCCTGCAATTGCTCATTATAAAAATCACCCAAATAATAATCTTCTCTTATATCTATTCCTAATGTAGACCTTATGGCTTTTTTCCATTCCTTAACTGTAAGCTTTCTATTGAGATTTGCCAGATTTTCAAGCTTCTTTCTCAATCCATAACCACTAACCTTTTTTATAAGCTTTGATTCTATCCTTGCAAAAATTTCATTTATCTTAAGCATTAAATCTGTAAAGGAATCAGCTCTAACTCCTTCTTTAATATCTGCATCCCTATTCCCCTTATAGCTATCCTTTATTTCTGGAATTGCCTTTTCAATCTCTTGCTTAAGTAATCGCATATATTCATTAACAACTCTTATATACTCCCTTTCGGCAGACTGTGGGATTTGAGGGATATATTTACTTTTTAGGTTATCGTGCCCATAGAATTTCTTTCTAATCTTTTCTACATATAACCTCCTGTTTTTATCATCCATGCTGATTTCTCCGTAAATAAAAATGACCATGCAATTTGCATAGCCATTTTTACTTATAAAAAATTACTTAATTCTTCCTGTTCTTTCATAATTCTTTCTTGCCTGGTTAAGGCTCATTTTATTTGCACAACATTCTTCGTCAGGATTTTCTAACTGAATTGGATCATCATGCCATCCACAAACTTCGCATATGTCAAAACATCCTTCATATTCAAATTCAAACTTGCCGCAAACAGGGCATTTATGTTTCTTCATCTTCCACTCCCTCTCTTTCTTTTAACCTATAAAAATATTTATTTGCTATATCCAAATTAGATTGTCCAGTTTTTTCACTATATTTAGCGATAAAATAAGTTCTTATTATACCTCCAGGTATTCCTTTACCATACTCTCCAGTTTTTATATTGAACCTACATACTTCGCCATACTTTGTGATATATCCATCAATGTCTCCTCCACATTCCTTGCTGATGAAATCCTTCGCTTTTTCAAGGTACTCATCTTCTGTTTTACACTTCAGCTCTTTACCATGGTCGGAGAAATGGCCTGCTAGTAAGTCCTTACTAGCAAAACCTTTACAAGGTATATTTTTACCTCTAGCAGATGGTTTAGGTAATGCTGTAGTTTTTTCAGCTTTTTCTCCTTCAGGTTCCTCTGATACAGTAGTTTTTTCTTTTTGAGGCTTTTCTTCAACATTTTTTTTAATTAAGCTCTCTTTATTGCCAGAGCCTTCTTTTTCATGTTTCTCTTTTTTAGTTTTTCTGGTCTGAGATTTATTTTCTTCTCCAGATGAGCTTTCTTTTGAGCCACTTTTTTCGCTCTTTTTTGCCTTTTTATTTGATTCCTTGCTCTCACTTGATGAACTACTATTCTTTGAGCCTCCACCTTGTTTTGCACTTCCACCTTGCTGACCTTTTACCCCTTTATGTCCAAAGTTTCCACTGCCTTCTCCACCATCTATATTGTCTACATTTAGACTACCCATATTAAAATCTTTTGTCAATTTATTTTTCAAAAGATTTTCCAATATACATATAGATTCTGCAAACGGTGGAAATAACAACTCATCATTTAATTCTTCTAATGACAACCACCTTGCATCTACCATTTCTATACCATCTGCTTTTGGTATCCCTTTGAATTGGTCTGTAAAGTATAGCTTAGAATTGCAATATAGCCCTGTGGTGCATTTGTAAATGCCTAATGGTAGAATATTAAGGGGTACAATATTAAACTCTTCCTGTGCCTCTCTTAGTGCTGCTTCTTCAGGTTGCTCACCTTCTTCAATATGTCCTCCTGGACCACATAGAAATTCAGAATCATTTCTCTTTGCACATAAAATTTTGCCATCTTTAATAACCAAAACAGCTGCTGCATTACATCTACCATCTTCCTGTATATTGCTACTTATTTGAAAATCAAAGTCGTCAATATTCTTCTCTTTATTTTGCTGTGTACTTTCATTTCCATTATCTTCCGGAAGTTCAATATCATCTTCATCAATCAGCTCTTCGATATTAAAGTCCCCGTTGATAGCAAGCGACTTTCTTACTTCTGATGGATCTAAAACTCCTGCATCTATATATGCCTGTGCAAGCTGTGCTTTTATCTGTTCAGTCTGTGCTTTCTTCTGTTCTATATCAGCCTTTTCAGTATCAGATAGGGACCATAAAGCGGAAAACTTGACCTTGAACTTAGGAATATCCTGAATCTCACCTTCAAGGAATCCCTGCTTCAAAATCAAGTCAATCAAAGTTCTTATATTCTTCTTCATGTTCTGCTTTTGGATGTTCTCTACCATGTTGTAGTAGTTCTCCAAGTCACTATCTCCTGTAGCATTCATTCCTGCCGGAGACCTACCAAACAAAATGGTTTGTGGAATATTAGTTACTGCAGAAAGCATATTACAGGTAGTATCTATAACATCTTTAACTCCTGCCATCTGCAATGTCTTAAAATCATAATCTTCACCCTCTGCATCTATAGCCATTGAATTAAGGATTCCCCTTGCCATGTCGATAACCTGTAATCTTTGCAGTACCTTTCCCTCTCCCTCATCTGAACTTAAAAGAGTAGCAAGGTTTTTCATCTTGTATATTGCTTGTACAGACCTTTCAAGCAACTTAGTACCGTTAGAATGTGAAGTCATACACTCCCTTAAGGCTTGCTTTATCTTTACATGTTCTGGCATCCCCCAATGTCTGTAAATCGAATTAGTAGTCTGCTCTGGTAATCTACCATTTCTAAATATCAAGCACCTTGTGTAGTGTATCGTAAAAGAGCCGTATAGAGAATTGATGTGATAAAATTCCGGCTGACCTATTGGCAAATCACTGTTGCTAAATATCATCTTGCTTTGATAAAGTCCCTGGTAGTCCTCCTGAACTATAGCTCTTTCAAATACCCTCAACTCCTCAATAGTTCTAACCTTGTCGTAATCTAACGGCTCTTCTAAGCTCCCACCATCATCACATAACATTACTATGAGAGCACCACCGTACAATCTTGCCCATTTTTCTGCTGTTGCAAATTTCTCTTCAAAGTCAAGCTCATCAAGCCTTTCCTCCACATATTCTGCAATGCTATCATCGCCGTAATCTATGTCAAGCCCATGTTTAACTGCTTCTTCTGCAGGTCTGTCTATAATTTTGGAAAACAGTCCGTTACCTTCATATAGCCTAACCAATTCCATGTCTGCTGTTATAGGCTCCTGCTCATAGCTATATGCCATTGAATTATCCTGAGCTGTGCCATATTTATTTAACAGATTTGTATATCCATCTTGTCTGAGGTTATCTTGCTTACCATCAATAATGGCTGAGCCTCTTCTTGACCTGCTAATGTCCTTAATCTTACCATTATTCTTCTCTTCCAATTGCTCCTCCTTTCTATCATACATATATATGAACCTTATTTGACATTTACAGCCTTTAGCTGCATTTTATTTTGTATTTGTGTATATAAATAAGGGTGTTGATTTTCATTCTCCTTACGACTAATTTCTAGCTTTATAAAAGAGAATCTATATCAAAGCTATTGTTTGTTAATTCATTGAATGCGTCTGAGGATGCGTCCACCATGTCATCGTTCTTTGATTCAGGGAATGATTCAAGCTGATTGAAATACATTTCATTCCAGTCAGCCACCAGTATATCTACAAATCCATTCTGCCATTGAGCCGCAAATGGTGTGGCTCTTAATTCCTTGCTTCCGGATATAGGCTCTGCCTTTACATTGAAACCTGCAAGGCTATTCACATATTGTTTTGCAACTATTTTTCCTGCTGCTCCAGGGTCCTGTGGCAATCTCACTTTATAACTTTGACCATATTTTTTTCTATCCGATATTGCGGTCATTAGGATAAGAATTTCAACTTCTCCTGCTTTTATCTGTTTATTGATAACATCAGCTACGATATATCTCCCATTTTTCCTCTTCCCAATTAACACTCCTGCTGTATAGTCGGCATTACCATTTTCATCTTCAGATGTAGCAGCTAAGTCCCACGCTCTGCACCAATAAACTACATCATCAGGAATCATTTCCAGGTAACCGTCTATTGGTATTTGAACTCTCTTAAAGAATCTTCCTGCTTGTGCTTTTATTTTCCAGTTACCATACAACAACCTTTCCATATCTACTTCCGTCATCGCTTTTAGGTTTGATAAATAGGATGGGTCAGACTGCATCAATATTTTGTTATCTTCAAGCCTACTAGCTATAAATGTTACGGACTTGCACTCATTTGGATTGATGTTTAACTCTTCTGCCAATTCTTCCGGCGTACTCCCCCAATGAATAACATCATTAAGCACATACATATACCGAATAATGCCACTCCTCTCCTTTATTGGATAACCTGTGTCACTATCAATCCACCATGAAACAAAATCTGCCACCCAACTATCTGCATCTGGGTTGCAAGTAGCTCTTACATAAGGTCTTATTCCACATGTACTTCTGTTTCTTGACAACATATATAAAAATTGATGTTTGGAAAAATGTGTCAGCTCATCAAATCCCAAATAAGCAATTTCAGTTCCCTGCCACGCCTGTAAATCTTCTTCCTTGTCTAAGAAGGCGAAAGTAAGCTTTGCACCACTATTAAATCTCCAGTGAAGCTTAGGTGATTTTCTTTTCTGTGAATCCGGTACCTGGGAATATATCTTCACACTTGAATCCCATAATCCTCCTTCTGCTGTTATCTGTGTGTAATTTTTTCTAAAAATAACAGAACCGAAATTTTTAACATCTTTATGTCTTAAAGCTTCTAACAGCAACGCATAGGTTTTTCCACCACCTGCAGCACCACCATAAATAACTATATCTGCTGAGGATGCCATAAACATGGTTTGAGGTCCTGCCTGTGGCTCTAACATATTAGGTTTTGGTGCATCTCTTCCATTATTGGGAATAAGAATGGTAGGATAGCTTATGTCAACTACATGGTTATCTTCATCACCAATGTACCCCATCTTATTAAGCTCTCCAGTAAGTTCCCCTAAAACCCTTACTGCTCCTGTATCACCATCTACCATTGCCTTCTGTATCATCCTTACAACAACGGCTGCTTGATAAGTCATGTCATTTTCTTCAATGCCCATCCCAGAAAGTGTATCTCTAACATTGCCCATCTGCTTAGAAACTGAGGCTTCCATTATGGCTTTTGCCATTTCTCGCATACTTTTTTTCTGCCGTCTAACTTCTCCAGATTTGATGCCACCGTTTCTTCCTCTTTTCTTTGCTTCTTCTTTGGTTCTGACAGGGATTAAATCTTTTTTAGCCACAGTTTGCTCACCACCTTTCCTATGCACCAAAAAAGGGCAAAAACAGACTTGTTTTAAGTCCATTTCAGCCCCTTTTTATTTCCTGGCTATTAAGCTTAGGCAGTTTCACTCACCATATAATCTAGTTACTACCTCCTCACCTGCAATTATTGCACTTTGAATATCTATTCCTATCTGTTTGAAAAAGTTTGGATGAACAATACATTCATATGCCCTGCTCATCTTTTCTCTATCTTCTTTTGTTATATTGATTCTAAAATCCTTTGCTATTTTAAGAGCCTGCTTAAAGTCTCCTTTTTTAACTGCTTCTCTTACTAAGTCAGACTTTTTTACCAATGCTGCTGTGAATGCCATATCAGGTATCTTTCTTTCCTCTATATCTGTTTTAGTATCATCATTGACATCTAAATCAATAACTAGGTCTGAAGTCCAATCTGCAAGTCAAAAAACAATTTCACTAAGTAGAGTAAAAGAATTATGCCAAACTCTTCAATTTTCTATGTTATGTGATGCTATTATAGATGCTTGCAACGATATTCCATAATAACAAAAAAGAGCCTACCTCTTTTTGCTGAGGTAGGCTCTTTAGATAAGGGTAAAAATAAATTTTTAAACATTATGGAACATTGGCAATTAATATTATATTATTGGAATATTCCAATTACAATCCTATATTTTTCTTAACTTTTACTGCTACTCGTTAATTATATAAATATAATCGTTACAAGCCTTATATATTCTACATTCCTATCAAGTATACAGAAATTATTTTACACGCTATTCCTAAATCCCTATATACTATTTTCTCACTTATATTTTCAGTTTCCGCAATTTCAGATATGCTGTAAATCTTGTCATCAATATACATTGAATAGAGTTCTCTGTATCTTCTTTTAGCCTCATCACTGTCAGAATTGTCAACCTCTTCTTTATACAAAGATAAAGCTTTATCTATTGATTGTATTTCAAACAGATCTCTTTTCCTTTTGGCTTCAAATGATTTTATTCTGTTTTCAGACTTCTCAATAACATCTAATCCGCTACCCATTAAGTCTTTTATAAATTCCCATCTAAGCTCAATCTTTTCATATTCAGTAAACTCTTCAGTCTCGACTAGTGAAGCCTTTACTCTACGATAAGACTTAAGCTTGTTTTTTGTGATATGAATACTCTGATTTTCAAGACGCTTCTTTGCTTTTACATCCTCTAACCTGTATGCCTCAATCGCTTTTTCTGCCGCAATACAGGCAATCTTATTTAATTGCTCTTCAGTAAGGGAATACCTAAGTTCTTTTATTAACTACTACTATCTCCTTCAAGAATACTATAGTAAACCTATATAAACCGGTCGAATTCGACCAGTTTTATTCCTCAAACGGCAGTGGCAATTTAGGAATTTCATCTTTATTTTCCATGTCATAAAAACTCATCTGTTCGCCTCCAAGTATAGGCTTTAATACATACTCCTTTTTTCTGTAATCATAAACCATCTCGAATCCATCACAATTTATGCCTCCTTTTTGCTCATTCTTAATCTGCAAAACAGAACCAACTTTATGACTGAATTTAGGAGTATGTACTAACCTTCTATCTCCTTCTATTTCCGGATTTTTGTTTTGTATAGTCTCCTCTAAAAAGGAAATATCAATAGTAATTGTAAGCCTTCCTTCAGTGCTGCCTTTCTCTGTCATATTTGTCAATAATTTTTGCAGAACTGCATCAGAATCATTTCTTAACTTATCAAAAACTTCATCTTTTAAGTGCAATGTCATCTCATCCATATTATTTATCAACCTTTCCAAAATGAATACCATTACTTACCATAAACTCTTTAACTGATAATATTTGCGCCTTAGTTCCTGTGATTGTGAACGAACTTTTATATATTTTGTCATTCACTATATCATTGCATCCATGTGTGTCTTTATCATTACAAGACTTGTTCTCGTTACTATCTACAGGATATGTTGTACCTTGTGCTGAATCTTCTTGAATTGGTGTTTTTTCATCTTTATTGTTAATAGAGTCAACATCATTATTGTTACCATTTCCTGCTCTTAGTAATCTTTCCGCCTCTTCTTTTGCAGCTCTAAGCTTCTCTGCTTCTTCTCTTTCCGCTTTAAGCCTCTTTTCCTCCTCCTTTTTTATATCGACCTCTTTCATACGGGCAACTTCATTCATTGCTGATGTCACATTAAGACCGTTCCTAAAATAATAGTCTTTTGCATATTCTCTATACTTCTCAGATGCCATTTCATCAATCAATTTGGTATCTGTGGCCGTCTTAGTTATTGCATTCAAAATATCTTCTTTACATTGCTTAATTGATACCGACTTATTGAGCCACTTTTGATTGAATATCATATCAAATGTCAAAACATTCTCTAACTCACCAACGTTTTCTTTAAAGTATTCTACAAGCTCCGACTTCTTATCCTCTTTAAGCTTTTCATCATATGCTGCAAGCTGTTTATCTATCATAGCTATAGGTTCATCAATCTTTGCAACAACTTCTTTAACTTCAGCCTCAAACACTTCGTATGGAGCCATCAATGCTTTCTTTACTTGTATCCTTCTATTAGATATATCCGTTTTCATAGCATTTAGAATAGCTCTATCTTTTTTTGCTTCCTTCATCTGTTCTTCAGTATAAGCTAATCCTGTATACTGACTTATGATATTCTCTACAGTACTTGTTATCTGTTCTTTATTCCAACCTATCTTTTGTAGGAATACTCCATTATCCGGCTGACTAATAATTAATGATAATTCCTCCATTTCTACGCCTCCTTCTCTGATATATGAGTAGCTTCCATATCTGCCTCAAATAATGCCAATGCTAGCGGATATTTTTCAAATGCTACACCTAATGTACCCCAGTCCTGTGAACCACTATAAGGACCCATATGCCATCTTATTGCATATCTTTCCTGTGGCGTAAGTTTCATGTATTCTTCTATTATCATTACTGACTTTTCGCTGTGTCCATACGGAATTTTGTCATCTACTGTATAGAATGGAACCTGCTCCAATACTCCATTAACCTTTTTATTCCTCATCTCTGTAGTGTAGTAATATGTTTTACAAATATCATGTAGCACGCTAACTATGATGATACTTTCTTCCGGTATATCTGACAAAATACCACTCCATACTGGAGAGTGTGCTATCTTTTGTGACAGGTTTTTATATACATTCAAGCTGTGAACTAACAATCCACCTTCATACGAACCATGAAACCTTGTAGATGCAGGGGCTGAGTAAAAATCACTCTTCCTTATGAATATCATAAGCTTCTCAACTCCTGGTCTATTTACTTTAGTCATTAAATATTCAAATTCTTCTTTTTTTGCTTCTGTTCCCATAATGCTCCTCTCTTATATAGATTTTATAATTACATCAACCCGAGGGTTCTCTGAATAGAACTTACTTACTTCTGCTTCTACAATTGCTGAATCATCGTGATAAGCTATAACATTTAAGCTATCACATATTATCTTACCGATATTATCAAAATCAGGCTTTTTTGTAGGCCTAATAATATTCGACAGCATCTCTTCTCGCTTCTTTTTACTTACCGATTTTGGAACTTCATAATATGCTTTTATATTTACATGTAACATAGCATCATCTGGAAATCGCTCTCCTTTGGCAACATCTGTGTAATACAGTTTAACCAAATTTTCATATTCTACGGTTTCCTTCGGCGTATATGCCTTACTATAATTACCAACTCTGGCTACTCTTGGCCTTTGTTTGCCAAACGGTTTTCCTGGTACAGTAAATTTAATCTCTTTCATCAATATCCTCGTCTGTATAAACCTTTAGAAAATAACTAATGGTTTTACCTGTTTCTGATTTTTTTCTTTTACCAGGTCCTACTGTATATCCATTTTCATGCAAAATAGCAGTTACTGTCTTTCTGTCTTCCAACTTTGCAATATTGATTTCTGCTAACAATTTCATTTTTAACCCTCCAATAATTTCTTTGCAACACCGTATCTTGATGCCGCCTCTTTTTTTCTCCACGAAAATCCAGTCACCTTAACCGGATAACACATCTCAAATATTCTGTCATATATCCTTGTGTATCTTATGTCATCACATGACTTCATCTGCTCAATGCTAAGGTTAGTAGTAAGGATAACTGGCTTATTGCTTCTATACCTGCTGTCTATAATGTCATATACCTTTTCTATAGCATAATCAGTTCCCCTTTCTGCACCCAAATCATCAATAATTAAAAGCTTTGCATTTTTAATAAGCTCTAGCCTCTCATTATCATCAAATGTACCGACATCCTTCAAAATCTTTATAAAAGATGTCATTACAACCGGCACCTTCTTCTCTAATAATTCATTAGCAATTACTGCTGCTGCATAGCTTTTACCAGTTCCAACTGATCCATATAATATAAGCCCCTGGTTTTCTTTATACATCTTGTCAAAATTCGATATATAGCTTTTGATAATCTTTAATAGCTTAGAATTATCATCTGTCTCACTGAATGTATTTAGTCTTGCTCCAGACAGCTTATCATCCATAAGACTTAATCTTTTTAGTCCTTGAACGGCTCTCACTTCTTCTAACTTCTTTTGATTATTCTCATACTCCTCTAATTCCTTTCTTCTACAAGCACACATGATTCTTACTTTCAGGTCCTTAACTCTTCCACTACCATCAAGTAATGGCATTGGCAATATCTTTTGGGTTACTTCCCCACATACAGGGCAGTACAACTTATCATCGTTTACCATCATCCCTCCCATGCTGCGTAAGGATTTTCATCTTTTTCGACTGTAGATTCTTTGTCAGCCTTTTTTATAAAATCCGTAAATGGTAGTGTGTCTGACAAAAAAGTCTTAGGATGCTTAATATAACACTGCTCTGTGTGAGTTCTCTGAACGTCATTTCTATAGTTTTTTGCTGCTTCTAATAATTCATCCGGTGACCACCCATCTTTCAGTCTTGTATTATACTTTTTATAAGCCTCACCTTTTCCTACCTTTCTTGGATAAATATTCCACCACTCTTCAAATGTCTTAGAATATCTATCCTGTTCAATACATCCCACAACTTTTACAACAACTTCTTTCTTAGGTGTTTCTTCTTTTTTTGATATTGAAAGTACTTCTTTTTCTGCTTTCAACCTATTCTGATATTCTCTCTGCCTATCAGCTTCACTTGACGACTTCCCTATAAAATTTTGTATATCCATCATATAAATTGCACCGTTATCAAGTATCTCTATAAGTTCTAACTTCTTAAATATATCAAGTGCTTTTTCAACCGTTCCAACCTGATGGCCTGTTAATGTAGCTAAAATTTCAGGTGTATAAGGAATTACATTTCTATACATCAACCTACCTGAACTACCTAAGCTTTTTAAGTATAGCTTTAGTAAAATATTGCTATATAAATAGCCATCCTGCATGCTTTCTAAGATTTTTAGCTCGTCACTGTCGAAAAAGTCTTCCTTTAATTTTAAGTAATAATACTTTTTATTATCAGCCATTTTTCTCTGCCCTACACATTAAATGCCAAATCCATAATGGATATAGGCCTTCTCAATATTCTATTATGTTTACAGCAATCACATAAATCGCATCTATCAGGTTCTACTTCTCCATTTTTAACCATCAATACCCTGTTTATATTTGATTCGACTATAAGTAAAGCTTCATCAAGATAATTTTGAGTGACATGAATAATTCTTATATCAGGCTCCGTCTCTTTGGTTACTGCTGCTATAAAGAATGGTAGCTTTTTTCCTGTATTTATTTCAACTATCTTCTGATAAACGGCTCCCTGTATGTCATAATTCCAATATCTTACAAAATCTAAGTATCCTATATCCTTCACCCATTTTAGATCTGTAATTGATGACATAACTTTTAAATCAACTATTGCTACTCCTGGAATGTATGAGTCCATCTTTATTTTCCACTGACACCCGAACAAATCTCCAGTCATGATAGTTTGTTTTTCTCCAGATAAGTATTTCATAAAATACTTATCACGCTCTATTCTGGCTATTATTTCTTCAGCTTTTTTGTAAGGTGCTTTCAATTCACCTTTTGCAGTAAATATATCCGGATTTCTTGATTTAAAATCATCCAATGTGCCTTCAACATATGAATCAACATAGCTTCCAACCATTAACGCTGTAGATGGTTCAGGATTCCACCTTCCCGCAAGCTTTTCCATTGCAGCAAACTCGCATCCAATTCTTCCATATGTACCATTAAAATCTTTGAATTGGCTAACAGACATGTACTGCCTGTTAGCTTCATCGCTGTAGTAATTATCAGCTGTTAATACCATTTGAAATACTCCTACTCCGTAATATCAAACTCTTCAAGCTCTTCACCTGTTTGCTCTCCATCAATCTGTGAATCGCTAGTATCTTCTACTGTCTGAAATGGGTCTTCAGCCTCTATAACATCAGGCTTATTATCTCCATAATCATCATTTCCACTTTCATCAAATGTCTTCTGGTCATCTGTAATAGCTCTCTGCATATCAACCGACAATATGCCCCATTTACTAAGCAACAACTTGATAACGGTTTTCAACGCCATAGCATCAAAGTCAGTGGTCCATTTGCTTCCTTTTTTGTTGTTATTTAAATCGTTTCTATATGCAGTAGAATACTTTTTTGCATGATTCTCAACTTCGGCTCTGGTCATGAATAACTCTTTTCTAAATCCTGTGAGAAGCTTAAACCAGGCATAATATCCGGCTATATCTTCAGACTTTCCATTCATTCTTTGAGTGCACTTTGAAAAATCTGTCACGAACTCTACCTCTCCTGTAATAGGGTTATAAGATATCAGTTCATCCTTATATACAACTGAGCAATTCATCTTTTCATAATATCCTGAACGAATTGCCAATTGGATAAACCCTTTGTACATCATCTGGAATTGAGCTTCAGGATGTTTTTCCCACTGTTTTGTCTGCATATTGTATTTGTTATTGTTGTAAGACACTATCGCTGCAAATCCCAAATTGCTGTCGACAGGCAAGTCATATGTTGCCGCCACAAATGCAGCTCCCATAATTGTATTTGCAGGGCATTTCTTTAACTGCGTAGAGCCTGCTACAACATTTGTAATTGATGCTAAAAACTGCGGTGCCTTCTTGCCTAACACTTCCTCAAATTTCTTTTTCACTGTATCCTGTGAGATAATCTCTTTAACCTGAGATACAACACTTAAATTCTCATTTTTTTGTTCTACCGGTAATTTCTCTGACATTTTAATAATCCTCCATAACTGCCTTTTTAAGCGGTTCACCACACATTTCTAAAATTTCTTTTCTGCTTATTTCATCTAAACAATCTTCACAAATACATCCATCCTGTGAATCCCAATAAAAATCTCCATCAACAATTGAATCTCCACATATAACACAATTGAAAATAGCCTTTTCTTCATCTGCATTTGGACATCTTGCATCGCAAGGATTTAAACCACATTCTATACACATATTGCATTATCCATCCTTCTTAAAATAGTACTTGCATTAATTCCATGCCTTATTATGTAATGCCTTAACTCATCCGGATATAACAGTTCTATATACTTGTCAGGCTGTTCAACATTTGCCACTTCCATTTTTCTTAAGCAATACATATAAACCTCTCTGGCCTCCTCATCTGTGATGTAGATGCCTTGTTCTCTAAGATTATCAACATGCTTATGTAACTTTTTTGGTATACCCTCCAGGTTCATAGCAAAATCACTCCTAAAACAATTCCAGTTGTTACTAATGCTGTATATCCGAGTATTTTCTTGAATATAGTAATGATTGCCTCTACTTCAGCTCTTGAATCTATAAGCTCTTCAAGCTCTTCTCTGTCTACAATTGTGTATTTAGTATTATGTCTTCTTCCTCCAAATACCTGTGCTACTTTAATCTTTGTTTCCATTTATTGCCCTCCATAATTACATAAAAATAATTTGTAATTCTACGATGCTTTTAACTCATCTTTATTTATCGCTGCTTCATTTTTTAACGGCTGTGTAAATATACCGATATCAAGACCTTTAGATTTACTTATTGCATCTTCCAATTCTTCTTGATTGTTTATCCCATAGTCGTCCTTTAAGACTTCCTTCAATCTTTCTACAATGTCCATTATCTTTTACCTTTTAATATTTTCTCTCCTATCAATTTCAATTCACTTATTACAACTGACATTTCATCAAAGCTATCAATAATATTTCTTAAAGTTGGCTTCTCATCTTCAGAAATAACTCCATCCTCAGCTATACATACAAGGCTTTTTTCTATCTTCTTAATCTCATTAAAATCAAGCAATCGTATAAGCTTCAGTGATACTCCCTCTATTCCGCTTATAGATGTTGCAAGTGGAATGTGCCTACCAATAGGGCATTCATGCTTACAATACCCTGTTCTAAGCTCCGGACAATTGTATAAATCTGCCATCAATGCAACTTTATCTACAGGAACTATTTTGGTTATTCCAAGCTCATAATCTGATAAAGTAGATTGAGATACTCCAAGTAATTCAGCTGCCCTTTCTCTATTAGATAGGACTTCATTATGTGTCATTGCCTTTTTTCTAGCCTGATAATATATGTTTTTATTCTCTCTCATACATTCACTCCCTATGCTTTTACACCACCTGCTGTCTTATAATTCAAGTTAGATAGAGTTTATATTTCATCAGAAATATTAAGCACATCGCTAATAGCCTTAATTGCCGACTCCGAATATACCCTTCCATTTACTAATGCTGACGTATACTCTCTTGTAAGACTGACCTTCCTTGCCAACTCAGTTATAGGCATATCAAGTTCAATCAGCCTGATTTTTGCCTGCTTGCACCAATTAGATAACACTCTTGGCATTCCTTTTATTCCCCTTTCCGGCACACAATTTACATGCTTATATAAAAATGATAAAATCGAAATGTACATTTTTATTCAGTAATATTATGTGCATCATTAAATAATGTTTGTTGTATTTGTGTTTTGTAACTTACACCGACATTATATATGGAATATTCCAATTTGTCAATGGTTTTTTCCAATTCTAAAAAGTATTTTGGAGGTATAAATATGACTATTTTAGACAGACTTTTTGAACTTATGAATGAACGTAACTTAAAACCTTCACAGGTAACAAAGGATATCGGTATTGCAAACTCTTCATTTTCCGACTGGAAAAAAGGTAAAGGAAGCCCTTCACTTGATGCAGTTACTAAATTAGCTGCATATTTTAATGTGTCAGTTGATTATATAGTCAATGGAATAGAAACAACTTCATTGGAACTTTCCAGCCAAAATGAAATTGTATTGATCCAAAACTTCAGAAAATTAACTCCTACGCTTCAATCAAAACTTCTTATATATCTAAATGGAATGGTAGATGCTTTGTCTCCTACTGTATCAACTGACATAGAAAAAAGGTTATCAGTATAGAAAAATATAAAGAAGAAAATAAAACGCCCATATAGGCTGTAATAACCATGTACAACACTTTATAAGTATCGGATGGGAGTTGAAATAAAATGCAGAATAGTTCTGATAAAAATATAAATAGAGTTGCAATATACATAAGAGTCTCTACAAATCATCAAATTGATAGAGACTCACTTCCAATGCAAAGACAGGATCTCATTTCTTATACAAAGCTGTTATTAAATACTGAACAATATGTTATTTTTGAGGATGCAGGATATTCAGGCAAAAATACAGATAGGCCTAAATTTCAAGAAATGATGAAACAACTAAGACATGGGCTCTTTACTCATCTCTTAGTATGGAAAATAGACCGTATTTCTAGAAACCTTTTAGACTTTGCTACAATGTACCAGGAATTAAAAGAGCTTGGAGTCACTTTTATATCTAAGAACGAGCAATTTGATACATCTACAGCCATTGGTGAGGCTATGCTAAAGATTATACTTATTTTCGCAGAACTTGAGCGAAATATGACTTCTGAGAGGGTAACTGCAACTATGATATCAAGGGCATCTAATGGCCTATGGAACGGTGGCAGGGTTCCTTATGGATACAATTATGATCCTAATAAAAAAGAATTCAAAATAAACAATGATGAGGCTGAGGTTGTTAAGCTAATCCATGATAAATATGAGGAACTACACTCACTAATACGTGAATCTCGCGTATTAAATGAACGTGGAATTATTACTCGTGCCGGAAACCTCTGGAATCCTACAACACTTCAAATAATTCTACATAATACATTCTATTGTGGGGACTATCAATATAATGTCTGTAAAGAAGGCAATAGACAGAAACAAAAAAACAAGTCCGACTGGATAACAATCCATAATCATCATGAGGCTATAATATCCCGAGAACAAAAAGAGCGTATTATAGCTCTACTAGACTGCAATAGAAGGCTCAATAAAAAAGTTGTCAAATCAGAAAAATATGTACATATCTTTTCCGGACTACTATATTGTGGCAACTGTAATAAACCTATGGGAGCATCACCATCATCAAAAATTAAAGGATATCAATATTCAAGATATACTTGTCCGACTAAAAGGCAACTACAATGTGATAGTAAATCTGTGTCGGACCAGACCGTAGGAGAGTTTGTATTTAACTATATCCTTAACTTAATAAATTCACAGCGTAATTTTAAGTCTATATCTTCTAAAAATGATTTGCAAAAACATCTACTAAAAGGAAGCTCATTTAATGACATAAAGTCTATTGATTCAGATGGACTGAATGACCTATATAATGTTCTTTCATCAGGCAATATAAAGCAAGACATATATAGTAACGATGTATCATTCAAAAAAGAGGATAATACAAACTTATCACGTACTAAATTACTATCAGAAAAACAAAAACTCGAGAGAGCATTAGATAGACTAACAAACTTATACTTATACTCTGAGCAAACATTATCGGAACAAAACTTTTTATCTCATAAAATGCAAATAGATGATAAACTTAACGAAATCAACGACCAACTTAGCTTTATGGAATCTGATGATTGGCAACAATCTATATCAGATGCAGAATTTATTGTAAAAACAAGCTCCTTCATTATATCTAAAAAATTAGATGGGAGGAACTACATAAACTATAAGAGACTTGCAACATCCATAGATAAAGAAGTACTTAAATCATTTGTTAATAGTGTCATAGACTCAATTATAATATCAAACGGGTCTATTGAAACAATCACATTTAAAAATGGATTGTCTCATACATTTATTCGATAAAAGTAAAATAAGCTGTAGCCCTAAAAGCTACAGCTTATTTGTATGGTGTATTTTACAAAGTGCTAAATTCAAATCACATTATAAACATCGCATCCCCGAAGCTGAAGAATCTGTATTTCTCCTTCACCGCCTCTTCGTATGCATTCAAAATATTTTCTCTGCCTGCCAATGCGCTAACAAGCATCACCAAAGTGGACTCAGGTAAATGGAAGTTTGTAATAAGCGCATCCAACACCTTAAACTTATATCCCGGATATATAAAGATTTCAGTCCATCCCGATTTCTCCTCAAGATGTCCGTTCTCATCCGCCGCACTCTCTACGGTTCTGGTGCTTGTAGTCCCCACACATATGACTCTTTTCCCGTTTGCCTTTGTGCTGTTGATTATATCCGCAGCCTCTTTTGAAATCTGAAAGAACTCCGAATGCATATGGTGGTCGTTTACATCGCTCACCTTCACAGGTCTGAATGTTCCAAGTCCGACATGAAGTGTCACCTTGGCAAGTCTGATTCCCTTTTCCTCTATTCTCTTAAGCAATTCCTTCGTAAAATGCAGTCCTGCCGTAGGAGCCGCCGCCGAACCCTCATTCTTTGCGTATACGGTCTGATACCTGTTCTTATCCTTAAGAGCATGTGTAATATAGGGAGGAAGCGGCATGGTTCCAAGCTTGTCAAGCATCTCCTCAAAGATACCGTCAAACTCAAACTCTATGATTCTGTTTCCCTCTTCCACGATATCGCTTATAGTTCCTATAAGCAAACCGTCACCGAATTCAATTACCGCACCGACCTTGCACTTTTTCCCCGGTTTTACAAGACATTCCCAAGCGGTCTTTGACTTTCTCTTAAGCAGCAATATTTCTATAGCCGCACCTGTATCTTTTTTTACTCCCATAAGCCTTGCAGGTATTACCTTGGTCTCATTAAGAACCAGACAATCTCCCTCGTCCAAGTAGTCTATAATATCATAGAAGTGCTTATGTGTAATCTCACCTGTATTCTTATCAAGTACCAAAAGCCTTGAAGACGCTCTGTCCTCAAGAGGATCCTGTGCTATAAGTTCCTCAGGCAAATCATACCAAAAATCCTTTACATCCATCTTAGTTACCGCTCTTTGTCTCTGCTATGGATATATTAGCCTCGTTCTTGGTTGTTTCAGTGATACTCTCTACAGTGCTTTCTTCTTCACTTGACTCGGCACTTGAAGTTTCGGCTGCAGCACTTGTCTCGGCAGCTGCAGCAGTCTCATTTGTTGAAGCGTTCTTAACCCAGATAGAGTAAAGTGTACCAAGCTGAATATCGCTTGTTACGGCTGCTGCAAGGTCCTTTCTCATCTGTGCATCAAGTGCGATGATATCCTCTGACTTTGAAACCTCATCCACGTACTTCTTTTCATCCTCGGTCATCTTGTCGTTTTCTACCATATAGAAAGCGTCCTTAGGATTTTCCATCACATATGCCCAAGTAAGCATAGGTGCCTTTGTATCAATGTCGTGGAACTTTACATTTGAACTGATAAATACCACATATGAGTTCGGCTCATAGCCCTTTGTCACATAGGTAACAGTATCATCAAACGACTCATAAACCTTGGCTTCATCATTAAGCTTTGTTTGTAGATCGGAAAGTCCGTCCTCATCACTTCTTCCGAACACATTGTACATTCTTCTCGCATCAGCATTGACCTTTGAGTACTGATAGTTCTTTACCAGCTCCACGATGCCCGGGATCGGATCCTTTTGCATACCGTAGGTCTTATAATCCGATAACTTCTTTTCTTCTTCAGACATTGTAGACTCAGGTACCGTAGTTGTCGCCTCTGCGCTTTGAGTTGTTGTAGCGACATTCTTGCTGCATCCTGTAGCTACCGCCATCATTACCGCCATCATACCCAGCCCTGTTATTATTTTTTTATTCTTCAT